AAGAATCTTGCTTATCTTTTAATTCACTTTTTACTTTTGAAGTTTCTAAAGTTAAATTTTCTATTGTATTTTTTAAGTCATTTGCTGTCTATTCTAATTGTTTATTTTCTTCTGCCTACTTTGCATTGAATTTAACAGTTTTTTTAACATCCTACTTTAAGCTGTAGGCATAAACTGCTAAAAAACAAAATGCAAAGGCAAGAATACAAGCTAAAATATCCATATTTTATTTTAGATAAGGAGAGAATGAAACTAAGCCATTCTCTCCCTACTATCTCCTTTATTAACCCTCAGAGTTCACATCATAGTTCATGCCAGCTTCATTCAGCCGCAGGAACTTAACACGCTTATGAGTACCATCAGGCAGCTCAACCTCGCACTCCTCACGGTAGCCCATCTTCTTATTCTGCAGAGAAGAAGTAAAAGCACCATTCACCTGCTTAGTAGTCAGCCCCAGAGCATCTGCAATATCGGCTGCCACCAGATCCTTATCTGCATTAGCCTGCAGAATACTAATAACCTTCTTGCTATTCTCAGAAATTGCCATGTTAATTTTCTCCTTTTATCAATTATATTTTTTACTTATTAGGTAATCGACTTCATCTAGTAATTCTAATCCATTAGGTAGACACATCAGCATATTAGTTATTTGTGACATTCGTTTTTCTGCTCTTGCTTTCTACTCATGGGTAGATTCTTCATCATTATAGACTTTGTCTAGCTAGATGATTTCATCCGCGATTTTGCGGAGTTGTTTCTTAGTCATCTCTTAACCTTTCTGTAATTATTATAATATATATTTTTTATTATTTCAATTCAAAGTATAAACAGGATTCATAAGGACAAGTGAAGTCTGCGCAATGCTCACTGTCTGCGTTACAACAAACTTGTTCTTCTGCGGCCCACCATCTACACTTTTCACAATAAATTATATCATTTTTATTTTCCATATTCAACTAAACACTTCTTCCAGGATACACTCTTGCGGATTCTTATCTGGTCTAGGACCTACATACACCGGATGCCGCAGAGTATGTTCCTTCTTATCAATACTCATACAAGAAAAGTTAAATACATGATTGATAAAACTCTCAGGATAAAAAGTCATTTGGGCGCGATCATCATCTGTAAAACCAGAAGATACGGTACCAATTTTAACTAGACTACCATTATGATATGCGCCAATCTCCATAGAGGTAATTACGCCTAAATAATATGGCTTAGTAATCGGTTCCCATCCTTCTTCTCCATATTTATTTTCGTTAATTAACTCTTCACCCCTAGCCCAATAAGGCCATGTTTCTAATTCTTTGCCGGTATATTCTTTAGTGGGTTTACATAGCCCCACACAGACTAAATCAATAGTATCTACAGTTTTCACTTTAATACTACTCCAAGCTGGGCGCCTTCCAGCAGTATATACCGCATCCCTCTTTTTAAGAACAATACCTTCTCCACCAGAAGCTAGAATATTAGCGAGAATAGCTTGAAAATCTTCATCCTTTTTCTCGGCCAACCGCAAGAAATCATAAGAATCAAGGTTATATTCTTTCCACAAAGAAGCTAAAATGTTATATCTATCTTCTGCCCCAATTCCAGTTAAATCTTCTCCATTACAAAAAATAATATCATGGACATAATAATGAATAGGATTATCCTTCTGTCTTTCTATTGCTTTCTTCGGCAAACAACCCATAATACTAGTTACATTCTTGGATGTTCCGCCCGGATAGTAGATTTCACCAATCAGAACAGTAGAAGAAGGTAACACAGAAAGCGCTTCTCTGATATGCGGTACATTATCTAGTTTTTCAGTAAGTAACCCAGTAGTTTTGCTAATAGTTCTACCGAATAGATATGCTCCATTTTCAACTTTTACAAATTGATATAAAGCACCGTCAATCTTTTCTGTAAGAAAGTATTCTCCAGATTCACAGACTTTTTCAAACATATCTTCTTTGCCCGAAGGCAGCTTCCAAATGAGCTGCGCCTCGAGCATAAGATCTTCTGCGCCTGGATATAATTCTGCAATCTTTTCTTTATCGAACATAATACCTCCTTAAATTTCGGTAATAGAAGTCACTGTATCATTGTTCTTAATAACCAAATTTCCAAGCATCATTTTGCTATACTGCGGGAACTCTTGGGCGGAAACCCGTACAGAACTGCGGTCGCCGGTAATGAGGATATCGCTAGTTAAGTCAACTTGAGCTACTCCGCCAATGTCAACTCCATTAGTACATTTTACTCCCTTACCACCTCTGCCTTGTGTATTAAACTCCGCCATATCAACAAGCTTTCCGTGGCCATCGGCCGTTACAACCGCAAGATAAGGCTTTCTAATGGATACGCAAGCAACCAGTTCATCGCCATCATTAAGCTTAATACCCTTAACGCCCATCGCGGTTCTCGAAGAAAGTGGCATATCTTCTGTAGCGAATCGAATAATCATACCTCTCTTAGAAATAAGAAGAATATCTTCATCACACATAAAATCAACAGAGGTGAGGAAATTACCCTCTCGCAGTTTTAGAGCCTTAACACCTTTAGAGTGCTTAGTAGAAGTAAACTCTTCAAACTTAGCTTTCTTAACTGTACCATCCGCAGTTCCGAAGAATACATAATTAGGTGTACTATTGTCATTTAACACAGTATAAGCCATTGCGGATTCGCCAGCTTCGAAGTCGACTAAACTCGTGAGTAATAGACCCTTGGTCGCATTAGTAGCTTCAGGAATATCAACGACAGGAAGTCTATACATTTTGCCAGCAGAAGAAAAGATAAGAAGCGTATCTACCGTATTTGTCTTAGCCGTATATACCATGACATCTTCATTCTTAGCTCCTACAGTATTTCTGCGAGAAGTCTTATAAGACTTACTAGGAATACGCTTAATATATCCAGACTTAGAGATATTTACAACACAATCCTCTGGCACAATTTCAGGTTTAGCTTTTTCAGGCTTTTCTTCTTGGATGTCTGCCAGCTTTGTGCGGCGCTCGTCGCCATATTTCTCTTTAAGGCTCGTTACTTTCTGAATAAGGACTTGATTTCTGTAGCTTTCATCCTCGCAAATCCGCACACATTCCTCAATTATCTCTTCCTTCTGCTTTAATTCATCTACTAGCTCTTGCTTATCAATACGAGTTAGCTTAGCAAGTTTCATATCAAGAATGGCATTAGCTTGAATTTCATCAATGCCGAGAAAATCTACTAACTTAGCATTAGCGTCTTTCTTTCCTTCTGCTTTTTTAATAAGTTCAATAACTTCATTAATTTTATCTAATGCTACAAGTAGACCTCTTAAGATATGCGCTCTTGCTTCGGCTTTTTCCTTATCAAACTTAGTAGCAGCGAGTAGGACATTTGTTTGGTGTTTAACATAAGCATCTACTAGATCCAACATAGAACAAAGCTTAGGTGTACCATTAACAATGTAATTCATGTTATAAGATACAGTAGTCTGTAAATCGGTCTTAGCAAAAAGCACATTCAAAGCCTTTGCCGCATTAACTCCGCTTTTTATCTTAAAAACTAATCTATTCTTACCTACATTTGATTCATCACTGAAATCATCAAAATACTTTTCTAATTCCTCGACGTTTTTATTGATTTGTTCTTTAATTTTATCACGATAAGTTCTATAAGGAATTGTAGTAAAAATAATTTCATCATTATTTACTTCATAATTTCCTCGAACTTTTAGAGAAACTTTAGACTTACCAGTTCTAAAAGCTTCACGAATCACAGAACTATTGATGACAGTACCGCCAAGCGGGAAGTCAGGTCCCTTCATATACTGCATTAATTCATCTACATTCGAGATTTTATCCTCAATATAAGCGGTAATAGCGTTACAAGCTTCAGTTAGATTATGAGGCACACTAGAATGAGATAATGCGACGCCAATAGCTTGTCTACCATTACAAATTGCATTAGGGAAAAGAGAAGGCAAAACAATAGGCTCCATAAACTCGCCATTGTAAGTTTCTTTTGTTGGTACTACATTCTTCTTATAATCACCCATCATCAAGTCTGCGTAAATAGAAGGTTTAGCTTCTGTATATCTCGAGCTAGCTTTCATATCATTAGATTCTTGAGTACCAAGAGAGCCTTGACCTGTAATAAGCGGATACCTCATAAGAAATTCTTGGGACATCTTACAAAGCACGCCATAACAAGCTTGATCGCCGTGAAAATACGAGGTCGCTAGGGTAGATCCGACTAGAGCATTACACTTTTTAGTCTTGCTTTTAGAATCCATTTTCAAATAATCTTCCATTGTCCACAAGATTTTACGCTGTGCGGAAAGGAGACCGTCTTCTGCGGCTGGCACCGCACGATCTGTAAGTACCTCAGAACTATAGGTTAAAAAACATTCTTTCGATTCATCTAAAATATCTACTTCTGTAATATTCGCCATTAAATTCCCTCCTTAATCAAAGCTAAAACCAAGTTCTGTAGCATTATCATAGATATATTGTCTACGAGGTTCGATCGCAGGACCTTCTAAAACTTCTAGCAGTTTAATAGTTTCTTCTAAATCAGAAATTGTTAGTTGTTTGTATCTTTCATTCTCAAAGCACACCTTCTGCAAATCGATTGGGTTTAATTCGCCTACATATTAATCCATTGTTTCCAATGGTACTGACTATTTCTTCTTTAAGATAAATCTTAAAGCTTACCGTTTCCTCATTTAACTAGCTTCGTTTCCTAAAACTAGAGTGCGTACCAATAGCACCAGTACTTCCCGACAAAGGGAATAGTCGATACACCTTTCTCATTATGAGACTTGGCACGAGATTATCTTCAACTTTACTTGGTCAGACTCCCTCGTTAGCTTGTTTATTAAACAAACCCCCATGGTCATTGGGAAAAGTAAGTAAGGGCCAGACTATCTCTTACCCTTTTGCTCGTAGTAACTCATAACTTCCAGAATTATGACTCTTCCAATCCTCCAATTCTGCGTCAGAATAACAATAATACTCTTCGCCTTTTTGTCTAATGATATAAAGAGGAGTTACAGCTCGATATAGTCTGCCAGCTTCCACGAGCGGCCGCATATAAGTACAAAAGAATGTAATAAGCAAAAGTTCAATCGCACTTCCATCGCTATCTTGGTCACTGGTGATAACAATCTTATTAAAATTCATCTTGGAAACGTCAAAAGCATCACCGAATCCTGCACCAATAACTCTGATAATATCAGACATCTCTTGATTAGCTAGAATTTTATCCAAACTAGCTTTTAGAGGACTAATAATCTTACCTCTCAGCATATAGATGCAATCAGTCTTGGCATTACGCGCTTCAACTGCAGCTGACCCGGCGCTTAACCCCTCGACTATA